ATTGAAGGCGTAAGCTTAGAGGGTAGAGAGCGCTACCTTATTATAGATACTGTACTAAGGGACTGATGGCAGTAACGGGTACTAAAAGCGGAGGCTTTTTAAACGCTGGTAAAGAGGGTATCTACTTTGAAGTAGACGGCCTAGAGAAAGCACTAAAGAAACTAGAGAAGCTTAAAGAAATAGACCGCAAGAAAGCTAGACAGTTTAAGGCGGGTATTAAAAGAGCTGCTAAGCCTTTAGTAAAAAGTGTAAAGGCTAGTATTAAAGATAGTAACCGAGACGCCGAAGGTAAAAAGGTGCGTAAGGGTTATAACGATACTGGCCAGGTTACAACAAAGAAGAAGGTAAAAGACATTAACTATAAGCCCGGTAACCTCCGCAGGTCGATAGCTTTTGTACCTTCTAAATTAAGAGGCGCTTTAGTGGGTTACGTAGGGGCTCGCTTTGGTAGCAAAGCAGGTAAGACTTACGACGGTTACTACGCCGCTATAGTTAACTACGGGCTAAAAAGAGGAAAGGCTAAGGCCCCAATAAAAGATACGCGTAACGTGGACTACGCGCTAAAAGGACACTTAAAAGCGAAAGCAGTAACGCAGCAGCTTTTATATAAAGAAGTACAAAACATTATAAATAAGAGCTTATACGAGCTCAGCAGATAATGAACGAAGGAAAAGCTATTTACTCAATACTAACCAGCGACAGCGACGTAAGCGCTATCGTAGGTACTCGCGTTTACCCGCAGATAGCAGCCCAAGAGGCTGCCTTTCCTTTTGTTGTATATGTACTACAAAATGTAGACCCTAGCGATACTAAGAGCGGGGTAAGTACTTTAGACGAGGTGCGCTACGATATTGTAGTAGCTAGCGAAACTTACGCAGAGGCTAGCGATTTAACCGAAAAAATACGAACCGCTCTAGATCGTTACAGCGGGACCGTAGCAGGTGTAGTTATTGACTCTATACAGTTTACCGACTTAGACGTAAATAACGACCCAGGAACGGAAACCTACCTAACGAGCTCGGAGTATATAATAAGAGTTAAGCGATGAAAATAACACTAACGAAAAAAGTAACCCTTCCTAGTGGTAAGAAGCTAGCGAAAGGTCTAACTTTAAGCGTAGTAAACGAATACGGCCAGGAGCTTATAGAAGCTGGTAAGGCTGTAGAATTTGGGGCCGAGGCCCCCGTAATAATTGAAGAACAACTAAATAATCTAGATTAAAATGGCAACTACTGGTATTATGAATGGAACCCTTTTAGGGGTTTACGCAGGGTCTACTCTAATAGCGCACGCTACCGAGGGCTCTATTTCTTTGTCGATGGACACAAGAGATGCAACTTCGAAGGACTCGTCTGGAACGCGCGACTTATTAGAGGCTACTAAGAGCGGTACTATTTCAGTATCTGCGCTTTACGCTGAAGATGCAGCTTACGGCGTCGATGATCTTATGACAGCTTGGAGCGGACGCTCACAGCTTACAGTTAAATTCTCTACCGAGGTATCGGGAGACCATTACTGGTCTGCTGCTGCTTACGTAACTTCTTTAGAGGTTTCTAGCGGTATGGAAGATAACGTAACGTACTCGGCTACTTTCGAGCTTACGGGAGCTATTACCTACTCTACTGTAGCGTAATAATAGAATAACACAAACACTTAAAGCAAATGGTTAAACACGTAGAAATAGGAGGAGCTAGCAGACCGGTTAAATTCGGTTTCGCTGCCCTTATGGAATTTACCGAAGAAAACGGCTATACTATGGCCGACCTAGATAGGCTAGGCGATAATATGAAACTAAAGGACGCGCTCTTTTTAGTGTGGTGTGGATTGAAGCACGGCGCTAGAGTAGAAAAGCAGCCTTATAAGTATACTATCGAAGATATAGCGGACTGGCTAGACGAAAAGCCCGAAGCTATGGAAGAGGTACTAAACGTGTTTAGTTCTAGCTTTACAGCCTCGGAAGAGGAAAAAAAGTAAACGGGGCGCCGGGTGAAGGCCCGGCAGCCCCTTTAACTTTTGACTATTACCAGGAGCTAGCTTTAGGCCAGCTTAGCTGGACGCCGGCTACCTTCTACGAGGCAACGCCTAGAGAATTAGAGAACGCCCTAAAGGGCTTCTTTAATTTATACGAAGTAACCCAGCAGCAAAGCTGGGAGCGTGAGAGGTGGAGTACTACGGTACTAGTAAACCTACAGCTACCAAAAAACAAAAAGGTAAAAGCTACGGACTTGGTCCGCTTCCCTTGGGAGAATAAACACAAAGGCCCAAAGCTAACAAAACAAGAAGCTAAAGCAATACTAGGCAGATGGCAAAAAGGACAATAGCAAGTACTAACATTAGCATAGGTGCAAACCTTAGCGGCCTCCAGCGAGGCCTTAAGATAGCACAGCGCAGCCTCCGTAAGTTCGGAGGGCAGGCTAAGCGCATAGGCAGTAGCATTACAAGTAATGTTACCCTACCCTTTGCCGCTGCGGGTGCAGCTGGTGTTAAGATGGCTACCGACCTAGAAGGCAGCTTTAGCAAGATAGAGAACCTCGTAGGTATTACGGGGAAGGCTCTAGACGATTTTAAGACCTCGGTAAGAAATGTAAGTAGCGAAACTGGTAAGAGCCAGCAGGAGCTAAGCGAGGCAATATTTACAATTAGCTCCGCAGGTCTTCGAGGCGCAGCAGCTACCGAAGTATTAGAGCGATCGGCGAAAGCTTCAGCTATCGGCTTAGGAGATACGCAGCAAATAGCGCAAGCCCTTACCGGGGTTATGCAGGCTTACAGTAAATCCGGAATGACGGCAGCGCAAGCGACCGACACTTTAACCGCTATCGTAAGAGAAGGTAACCTAGAGGCGGAAGCTTTAGCCCCTACCCTTGGTAGGGTAGTAGGTATAGCTTCCCAGCTTGGCGTAAGCTTTGAAGAGGTAGGCGCTAATATCGCAACCTTTACCCGTTTAGGTGTACCGGCAGAAGAAGCCGTAGTAGGTTTACGGGGTATTATGGCTAGCTTCTTAAAGCCTACAGCTGACGCTAAAAACGCTTTAGCTACTCTAGGAATGACTGCGGAAGACCTCCGTAACCAAGTAAGCGAGGAAGGATTACAAGCTACCCTAGCTAATTTAATGCAAAGCTTTGAGGGTAACGACGAGGCACTTACTAGCGTCTTCGGGAACGTCCGCGCGCTATCCGCTGTACTCGGTACAGCTGGAGCGCAGGGCGAGACCTACGCCGCTGTACTAGATAATATTAGTAATAGTACGGGTATAGTAGATGAGGGCTTCGAGAATGTAAGCCAAACCTCCGGCTTTAAATTTCAGCAAACCTTAAACAGTTTACGTAACGCAGGTATAGAGCTAGGAGCTGCTTTACTTCCAATGGTTACAAAAATAGCCGAGTTTATAACGAAAGCTATAAACAGCTTTAGAGATCTTAGCACCGAGACTAAAACTACAATACTTACGCTTACTGCTATAGTAGCGGCAAGCGGTCCTATTATGAGCGGTATAGGTTTTATAGCTACAGCGATAGGCGCACTACTTAGCCCGGTAGGCTTAATTATAGTAGGTATAGCTGGGGCTGGTTTTGCTATGTATAAATTTTGGGATCAAGTAAGGCCCATTTTAGTAGGAGTAATAAACTACTTTATAGACCTCTATAACGAGAGCACTATTTTTAGGGTAGCTATTCAATTGGTTATAGCAAGCTTTAAAAACCTATGGACAGTAGGAAAAGCTTTATTTGATGGATTCGGCCAAAACCTTAAAGGTATAGGCCAGCTATTTTTAGGGGCTTTTACTTTTGATCTAGAAAAGATTAAAGAGGGCTTAAATAATATTAAAGACGCCGCAGTAGATACTGTTACCGACATTATAAGCGGTATTAGTGATAACTACGGAGAGGCTTTAGAAAATTCATTTAGCCCTAAAGACAAGATAGAGCTAGTAACGGAGGACGGACTACAGCAGGGCATCGATAATATGGTAGAGCCTATTAAAAAAGCTTGGGGCGGCCTTACCGATATGTTCAGCTTTAAGGGTGGAGCGGGTACTAGCGGAGCTGGAGCTGGTGCTTCTACTACTCCAGCGGCAGTTATAGAGGATGCCGGCGAAGCAGCAGAAGAAGCAGAACCTAAAATAAACAAGCTTAAAGAGGCCTTCAATAGCTTAAAGAATAATATAGACGTAGTCGGCCTAATGGTAAACGAATTAGGTAACGCGTTTCAAACCGTCTTTACGCACCAAATAAA